ACCTCATCAGTGAAATAATGTGTGTCTCGACCTTTCCTTGCATACCTGACTGTGTAGAAGTGACGGAGCACCTGAAAATCTCCCGATGTAGTAACGACTGTCAGATAGCTTACTGCATTATCCTTGGTCTTACGGCTTACTTTAACTTCCAACCTTTCACCACAGTAAGGACACCTGATGTAACCTTCCTTCTGTCCGGTTACGTCAACCCACATCTTTCCACATTCACTGCACCACATTTCATCCTTACAGCGGTAAGCATTATGCGGGAAACAATGCTTCTTTCCCCATCGTATCTGGGCATCTGTTATCGCTGGCAGCTTACTGCTCAATTCAGCCACCAGCCTTTCACGTTTCGTTCTTGGCTTCATATTATTCAAAACTGAATAGTGACAACTGCCGTTCATCAAACAGTTCCTGCTTCGTTTTCTTCCTTGCAGGTTTTTGTTTCACCGACTTTTCTTCTTTGACTGGTTCTTGTACTACTGGTTCCTGTACTGCAGCCGGGGCAACTACCTCCACACGTTCTTTCACATCTTCAACCTTGATGTTGTCCTCATCGTAATAGTGTACGGCCCATCCATAGACGGTTGCATCATCTACACCGACTGCATTTCCTCCCTTTGCCAGTTCCCTTGCTTTCGAGTAGATGTACTTGCAACATCCTTTTATGCTTTTGTTTGCTTTCTTATACACCTCTGCAAAGAGTGAATCTTCCTTGGCTCGCTTATCCAAGTATATCTTGATAGCTTGTTCCATACTTACTGCTTCCATGGCTATTTCCTCCTAATTTCAATCAAACCTTTCTTCACTTCTTCCTGCAAGTTCCTGATGTCATCCTTTGACAGCATACACTCAACTTCTCTATTGATGTTGTATCCGGTAGGTAAGGAGTATTCAGCCTGTATTCTTGCTATTTCGTCTTTCCTGTTAGTCGCATAACAGATTGTTCGTTTCTCTTTTTCCATTTTCTTGTTTTTAAGGTTTACCGACCAGCTAATGGCTGTATAGGACAAGTTACCTGATAAGATAACCGGACACAAAATAACTCCCTAAATGAAACAAACGCTGTTTCAATACGTTTCACGAAAAAGTTATTTCTTTGATTTTCAGCCATATTCCTATATGCCTATAAGGTCATTAATTTTTTGCCTCATTGAAAAGGCTCAGTAACTTGGTTTTATACTCAATCTCATGGGGTGATTGGACCATCCTGAAATGGCATTTAATCTCATCCCATGAGTTGATGAACTCTCTAATGGTACGATATTGCTTGTCAGTCAAATGGCCTGACTTCCAACGCTCGTATGTACTTCTCAGGTAGTCATCCCTTCCCAGCCTCAACAAAGCCTCAGCCTTATCTATCTGGCTTGATTTGATACCTTTGTCAGCGGTTAGCCTCTGCCTGAATCCTATTGTGGCCCAGTCCCGGTAGAAGGTATGGATAATGTTATATATCGACTTCTCAGAGAAAAAGTCAATCAGACTGACAGACTGTCTCCTGTATATGGTTTCAATCCTTAGAATATTACCTTCACACAGTCTGCCCTTATCGCGCGCCTCAAATCCTTTGTCGTAAATCTTGAAAACCTTCTTGATGTTCTTTGATTTCTCCGTCGTTTTCTGCCGGTTCTTTTCAAAGTTGGCATCATTGAAAAGCTCCCTGTTTCTCATCACGCCGATAGACTCAGCCAGCGAAATGTATTCAATCGGATCATGGTCCACTGGTATATTCAATCCAACTTCATAGTAGGTGATTCTTACCTGTTCCGGGTTTATGTCCCATTCGTCCAGAAGCTCTGATATAATCTGTTTGGCATCCGATATGGTGAACATCTTAGAGTTGTCCAGCGTGCCATATCTGTACCTCCAGAATAGCTTATGCAGTGAGCACTTAATCTGTGCCGTTCTTCCTCGTATCTTCCACCATATACCCTCGATGTTGCTTAATGCCGATGACTGATAATAGATTTCGTTTCCCTCTGTACATTGTATCAGATGGTGCTTCCTGGCTATCCTTTCCGCATCACGTACAAAATCAATCTGGGCATTAAAAATCATCTTGTCAAACATGTTGTTTCAATTATATCTTTCCTTCATTCAGCAGCGTCTGAATCTCATCCTTATTCGCTACCATTTTCCCTCCAACAAGGTATGTCTTTATCTTTCCTTCACTTCTTAGCCTCCATAGTGTAGTACGTGATATTTGTAACCACTCACACAACTCCGACATGGAAACGTAGTCGGTTTCACGGCTATACAGCGTTTCCACTTTCTGCTGTATGTCGCTTAGCCTTTTCTTCATATCATTCCATTCACTCAGGGGTACTGTTATCATTTCCTGTCCCATTTTTCCTCCTCCAACTTTTTGACCTCAGCTTTGTAATGACTTATCAGCGCTTTCAGCTCAAAATCACCCAGCTTGCAGGTCTGGTTCTTCTTTGCTTCAAGTAGGAGCACCCGGCTCAGTCCAATTTTATTGACCAGCCGTTCCCGGTAGTTGTAGATGTTTCCTTCGTCGAACCGATTGCAGAACTTACACTGCGCATGGCAGTTGTCTTCATCAAATCGGGTGGACATGTGTCCTCTGTTGATGTAGTGGCCACAATCAGCCTCATCGTATGACTTAATCTTTCCACAGCTGATACAGCGGAAAAACAACTCTCCATTGCTCACGAACGAATCCCTCAACCGGATGTACTTTGAGAACCATCTGTCCAGCGTTGCTACCAGCTTCTGATGCTCCGTCTTTCCTGATGTCTTGCTTTTTCTCTTATTGTTCCACATACTTCTAAAAGAATCACTGGCTCCCAATCTCATTACCTTTACCTACAATCAACCTTAAACACTACACTATGAGATTATTCGTTATCCTGATGGAGCCAGTGATTTCCATTCTTTATTACTCAATAAATGCCGTGGCTGGATCATCCAGTTCAATCTGATATAAACCCACTGCCACTTTCCTCACACGCTTTACTTTTGTGATGACGGAACTTACCTCATCATCATCCATCACTTCCACGATTTCACCTACATCGACCTCGTATCTGGTTGTGATAGGAGAGAGGTTGCCCGATTTTATTCTTTTCATCACTTATGGATGTACATATATTGTGGTCATATTCCTATTTCGTTTCTTCTGTTTCAGACTCTGTTTCGTATGTGTACACATCCATGAGGGCCGTTTCAGATACGGACTCTACAATGTAGTCCGACAGTGTTCCCTTCATCCGTTCATGGAAATACTTCTCCGCATTTACTGTACTGTCCGACTTGACCAGTGCATACCAGCTTGACCGTTTTTCTTTACCAGACTTCTCGTCCACCGTGATAAAGTTGGCTTTTACCTTATACCACTTATCTGCATATTCATTGTCATTGTTGAAATACTCTCTGTAGTTGGCCAACTTGATTGCTGTCACCTTGAACTCGCCACTTATGAATGGCTTCATTTCTTCAATGATACGCGATTCAGCTTCTGTAAAGCTCATTGCATCTATCAAATACAACTCGTTTACTTTCTTTCTCATTCCGTTCTCCATCGTTTTTTCGTAACGGATTTTGCACTCAAACCATGTTCCCATTTTTATTACATTTTAGGTTATTACTATAATACCGTTGATTTAGCATCCAACTTGTATCCATCCCATACTTCTGGCCTTGTGGTCATCACATACCCGTTCGGGATGTGTACTTTGCGGACTTGCTTCATTGAACTTATTCTGCTTATCTGCTTCTTCGCATGTTCCAGATGCTCGTTCATCTCCACGTGTGATGGCGGCTCTGCATTGGTAAGTGATGACAAAACAATCATGTCATCCTCTTTACTCTGATTTCTTTTTGTTTCCATTGTATTATGTTCTTGATGATGTGTCTTTAGAATGTCCCGGCCCATTGCTGGACCGGGATGAAATGAGTTAAAGTATGATGTATAGCGCATCACTGCGGTAGTTTCTTCTCCATTGCCTGCACGTATCGCATCACATCGTATGCACTCTCTGTAGTGTCTGCAGGTTCAATATCCTGTTCTTCCTCTGTACGTTGGAAGTGTGTGGCATCCTGGTAGTCGCATGTTCCGGCTATCGCCATAATTACCAGCATTCCGAGGCATAAAAGTGCCCCCTTAGTCATATCATTCAGTTTCATAGATTCAGATAATATTCGGTTAATTCTCTTTTACTGTAGTACACGCATCCGTCTTTCTTGTGGGATGGTATCTGTGTCTTGGACCTCCGCTGTTGCAGGGCGTTCAGGCTTATGCCTAAGTATTCAGCCGCCTGCTTGGGAGTCATCAGCTCGTCTGTCATCTGCAGCACCTGTTCTGCCACTTTGGCTGCCAGTCTGTTTATGTCCGAACTTGTCATCATATTTGTTTGTCTATTATGTTATTTACTTTCTATCCAAAGAGCTTGAGCCAAAGCACCTTGAAAAAGCTGAAAAGATTTCGTCTATCGCAATGGCTGTCCTGTCTGCTCTCACTCTCTTTAAGTCCTAACAGGAACCTGTCCAACTTCCGGAACACATCTTCACGAGATAAGTATATTCTGTTTGTCATCTTGTCCTCATACACCAGCTTGTCATTAGAATATACTTTTCTTATTTTGTATCTCACGATCTCCGGTTTACCTATTACCCGTTCACGCCACGTCTCTATCCGTATCACGGACGACATTACACATTCTGTCTTTTCTTTTTCCATACTTCCTCCTTTCTCACCGACTGGCTCCCCGGCTGCGGACATGTAGTAACTGTGCTATATCATCCGGAAGCTCAATCAGTACAACTTTATCGTTATCCATCCAAACCGAATCTTTTTTTGATGATGGCAAGCATTTCCTGTAAGTGATTTTTATACACTGTTTCCTTGACTATTTTTTCAAAAGCTTCAATGTCTCCACAAAATCCTCCACACGTTATCTCTATTTTTTTATCTTTTGTCATATAAACATGCACATGGTTATCTCCCAGAATGAAACAATCAAAGTCATAGTATTGTCTGATATTCTCTATACACGCATTACCTGATATACGAGCATCACCATATACTTTCGCATCGCCAGATACATATGCATGGTCGTATACCTGAGCTTTATCTGATATACGGGCGTCACCAAATACACATGCATGGTCGTATACCTGAGCTTTATCTAATATTTCCGCATTATCAAATACATTAGCATTACCATATATCATAGCTTTATCTGATACTTCCGCATTACCAGATACATTAGCATCACCATATACCAATGCTTTATCATATACCTTCGCATAACCAAATACTTTTGCATCACCATATACCAATGCATCACCATATACCTTAGCAAAGTCGGTTACCCATGCATTTCCGCATACTTTCGCATTACCATATACCTTCGCACTATCTAACACCCATGCATTGTTGCACACTTCCGCATTATCTTTTACCCTGGCATTCTCGCAAACTCTAGCATTATCATATACACATGCATTGTCGTATACCCATGCATTACCAAATTGGCTGAGGTTATCTTCTCTTTCTACATAACCTCCCAATTCCCCTTTTTCGACTTTCCCGAATGATTCTATGCACTTGATTCTGTAGAGCTTAACCCCATGTTTTTTTATACAATCGTCTGTCAATACGAATTTTCTTGTGGGCTTATCTTGCGAACCTTTAAATTGATTTAGTCTTATTTTATCTCTAAAAATTCCCATATCGCTTGCTACTTAATAATTTGAAAACCTAAACTCATTCCGTACGTGTTACCAGACAATAACCTATACAGCCTTTAGTAGTGCAGTCGAACTTATAACCAAGCTGTTCAAGACGGTTTATCGCTGTGCGGATGACACTTGAACGAAATTCCATCTCACTAAATTCCGCTGTTTCCCCCACGGGAATCAAAGGCAATGCCCGTTCTGCCCCCGTTGCCATTATCAAACCTCGCTCTCTGTTGAGGTTTGATTTGAACTTTTTAACCTTTAATCTGTCTTTTCCCATACTCTTTTTAATACCTTTACATATTACATCAAATTATTTGTATCTGTGATAACCTTTATTTGTTTATCACGATGCAAATATAATCACAAATGAGATTATATAAAACAAAAATGAGATTAATTTATCTCAAAAGAGATTATTTGTAAAGCTTATAAATAAATTACCATGATAGAAAGAATTAAAAGAGTTATAAGCCATACAGGGCTTTCAGAGAGGGCTTTCGCGGAATCTATAGGAGTGAAACAAAATACCTTGAACCAGCAGCTGAAAGGAGAAAGGGGATTGTCTTTAGAGACTATTACAAGAATACTAATCACTTATGAGATTATTTCTGCCGAATGGTTACTTCGTGGAGAAGGCGAAATGTTGAAAGGCAAAACTACAGACTCAACAGAAAAAGAAGTAGAGAAGGAGTTTGTGGTATGTGTGGACGAAAACGGGTATTTGAAGATTAAAAAGTAAAAGAAGATATGAAACAAATCAAAAGGTACATTCTATATATCGGTATCTTCTTTATTCTAGGAAGTTTAACTGTTTCCTGTTCATCTTCTGAAGCAACAACAGGATTAACTTGGGTTATTGGGATATTCTCAACAGTAATGGGAGCATGTGTAACTGCTGTATTGGGCTTTCAAATATATAATTCATTGACATTAGACAAAAGAATAGAAAAAGCCTCACAGAAAATCATACAGAAAAACACTGAAGAGCTGAAAAAATCTGAAATAAAAACCCACATTGCATGCTTTTATCGAGTTGAAGGAATTGCTTTTAAACTAAATATATGGAAAAATGATTTTATCTCTGCAATGGAAAGTCTTAATCTCATGGTAGATTATGCCATAACCTTACAAGACCCTTCAACTCTTGATGACGCTGCAAGAATGGTCATTAATTCCTATACAATAATAGAGAAATACAATAAAGAATTTGCCCACAACCACATTAAGTTATATTTGGATTTAGCTAAAAAAGTTTCACATCATCTCGAACGAGGAAGTACCTATGAAGCTGACTTAGACAACTTCATATATCAATTAACTAAACTTTTACGCCAATTTGAAGATTTAGAAGACCCACCCGTCCAAAGTTCTAATTCCAAAACGACAGTAAACCAATCAAGTAAATAGAAGAAGTACACCATGAAATACGTTATTCCTATACTAAGCCTCATCATATCAGTCATCGCACTGGCTGTAGCCTTACCCAGACCAAATAATCTGGGATTTGATTATCTTGGAGTAATTGTAGCGTTAATATCCATAGCAACTGCTTTGGCAGTTGGCTTCCAGATTTGGAACGCTTTGTCTCTTGAAACAAGATTGAAAGAACTTAAAGGCCAAATTGAGACTGAATACATAGCCAAAATGGATTCTTTAGAAGAACGTTTAAAAAAAGATTATAACAATAGAGTTGCAGATATAGCTATTATGAATGCATTCTCAACAGCTCTTACTTTCGCTGAAGTGTCTATTAATAATAAAGATTATACCCATGCTTTTATGTCTTATATTCGTGCCTTGGAATGTGAAACTATTATATCTAAAAATTCAGATATAGATTTAAAAACAACTGTTGTACCGATGCTTACAAGTCTTATAGATAGCCTGCCTGTTTGCGTTACAGAACACGAAAAGCAGAAATATATAATTAAAACTATCATCGATAGTGGGAAAGAAGAACTAATAGAAAAGATAGGAGTAATTAAAAGTAAGATATTCTCCTCTGAAAATTAATGATAATTCCGCAGCGCTATACTTGTACGCTATACCTGAACTTTGGAATAGGGTATAATAGGCTGACACACAGAGATGACGGCAAGTCCCGCTTGCCGCTCCTCAGTGTTTAAAGGCTAATATTCTGATAATTAAGGATGTTAGCCTTTACTTCTCTAAGAAACTTTCTCCGATTTATAGATTAAAAAAAAGGATATAAACCTCACTTTTGAGACACCTCTTTGGCTGCTACAGGAATAAAGTAATCAAAGTCGGGATAAACTCCATCATAGCCACCGATACAAAACCGATGTTTGACGGGCCGATCTCATCTTTTGAAGGCAAACTTATCTCCATAAAAAGTCAGCTTCCCACAAGTTGACGCTGAAGGTATGGAACGTCTATGCTACATAATCTTTGCAGTTATGCATTCATGGTGGTCAAATCGAAATTCACAATCAGGTTCGGATTCGTAATCTGAGGAATCCACTCGGCAGTGTACTTCAGATAACGTTTATTCTTGTCCTTGTAACTGGAGATAAGCATATCACCGTCGGCTTGGGTGTAGTTACGTCCTGGTACGCCATCCACGGCTTCATACGGAGTGTGGAAGCGCATATAACCAATCTTATCCTGCGGAAGCAAGGTAATACGGTCATCTGCGTAAATCTGCACGTTCTTTCCGGTCTGGTCTTTCACGTAATCTTCCTTGATTTCGATGGCCGGAAGTCCGATACCCGTAAAAATCTGGGAAGCTAACTGAGAGGTAATCAACCCAGTAGAGAGATACATATCGTTACCAGTAAGCAACATTTTGAACTTATCACAAAATTCCGCTGAGCCGATAATATTCTTCACGAAAGTTCCACGTGACATGATCATCTTCTGGAAATTACCGTAGTCTGCTTTCAGTGCATTAATTTGCTGCTGCAAATAGGTAATGAATTTAGTCTTCGCACCAGTATCAGGCTTGATAAACTTGAACGGCAATTCAATGTTGAGAAGGTCAACGCCTCCGGCATTGTCGTCCTTGTTCTTGACTGTTGCTTCTCCTGTCATCAAGAGTGAACCTACGATAATATCCATACGTTTATGAGCCGCCAAGAGTACCTGACGGTAATCGTCGTAAATGAAGCTCACGATTTCCTGCATGGCTGCTATCTGGGCTTCCGGTTCAGCGACATTAAACCTATCAATTAAATTCTGAAGTTCTGACAGACGTTCGATTGGAATCTGATACACACCACTTAGATAAGCGATTTCAACATATCCCAAACTAATGTTCCGGCGTTCATGAATAGAATGGGAGTTAATAGAACCGACCATGGCTCGGCCTATTGTACCGATGTAGTCTTTGAACACTCGACTTGTTGTTCTGCGGAAGTCCAGGTACTGCTGCCAGTAGATTGTATCCTTACGGTTCTGAAGAATACGCCGAATGACGACATTAACGATGTTAGGGTTGTTAAACAGTGTATGAATAGTTAGCATCATATTTTACTCCTCCTTTCTTATTTGTTAAACTGAAAATGCGGTCCTAGCTTGTAAGGCCCTCTGCGTCTTACTCCGGTAGAAATATCATAGCGTTCCTCGATGGACGGTTCAGACTCAATGTTGTACTTAAATCCTGCTGACATAAATTACTTGTTCTGTTGTTCGACAATAGATTTTGTGTCCTCCTCAATCATTTTGGCGAACTCACAGCTTCTTTCCCCTGCTTCTGTTCGGCAGTCTCAGGAGCTTTAGAAAACTGAAAACGGTTGTGAGACATATCCTGCTTCATGTCCTTGAAATAGGTATCCAAGTCCGTGTTCTCAGGAATGTTGCGGTCCTTCAGCATAAATTCGGGAATACCGCACTTCTTAGCCACTGCCAAAATCTGAGAATTGCGCTGCGCCTGCGCTTCATTTTCCTCCATTTTGGCCAGCTTGTCGGCAAACGGCTTGATGCCAGCTGCGATGCCGTCAGCAATCATCTTTGCGATGTCCGTTTCCTGCGGTTTTGGAGGGTCGTTTGGTTTCGGTGGTTCTGGTTTCGGATTCTCGATTGGTCTCCCGTCTTTCAGTCCATGCTTCTTCTCGTAGTTTGAAACAGCGGAAGTTTGAGCTTGTCCTGCACGGAAATCACCATAGTTTTGCATCACGTCCTGAAAAGAGATACCCTCAACGATGGAGGTCATCTTAGTTTCGCCCGTTACACCCTCTGCCTTCTTTGTGGCAATTCGGGTAAGTGTAGCAGTGTCCACCCCAGGAAATTTCTGTTGTAGTCCTGCCAAGATTTGTTCAAAGATTGTCATACCGTATGAGTTTGATTAATAATTTCATACGGTAAATTTACTTATAGAGAAAGGGAAGAGGAAATTTTAAGGCTAACGATACGAAACAATTTGGGGAATGTTCGTTTTTAAATAAAAAGAAAGCGTGACTACCGGAGTAATCACACTTTCTTTAATTTCTCTTCTGTTAAAAAAGACGATATTTATCAACTATACTTTTTAATACATCTTCAGTAAAAAGACATATTTCATTTTCATCAGCAATGATTCCATCAGCTAATGCCTGCCCAAAACTCAACCTAGCTTCTTCATAATATGGAATAGTTAATCTTTTAAAAAAATCAACAAATTCTGGGAAATTATCAATTTGACAACCAATTTCATTTTTGGGATCATGCAAAAAGCCCAAGTGAAGAAAAGAATACATATACTGATGAGCGTGTTTTAAAAAGTATTCTAAATCTATATCACTCCTATACAAACTATTGGTAAGCTTCCAAAATTGGCGTATTGACTAGCATGTCTCTTTCGCATACCTTCGTGCTAAACTTAAAACTCGAAAGAT